ACGACTATACGCCGTACCTGGCTCCCGGTGAGCTTGGTCACATATCGGTCCTGGCGGACACGCGGGACCACGCCAGTCAGATCATGAACTATGCGAAGGGCGCGTTGGCCTCGCGCCCCAGGCTCCGCTCGCTGGTCCGCAAGGAGCTGGTCGAGTCCATCGAGATCGAGGGCCGCGTCAAGATAGAGGTGGTCACGGCGTCAATCGAGGCTGTGCGCTCGCGCACGGTAGTCGGCGCGATATTCGACGAGATCGCGTTCTGGCAGGCGGACGAAACCTGCGCGAATCCGGACGAGGAGATCATTAACGCCATCAGGCCGTCGATGATCACCATCCCGAATAGCCTGCAGCTGGGAGCAAGCTCCCGGTACGCGCGCAAGGGCGCGCTGTGGAACGCGTACCGGGACCACTATGGCAAGTCCGAGGGACCGCTGGTGTGGTCCGCGGACACGGTCACGATGCACCCGTCGGTCGACCAGGACTACATCCGCGAGGAGTACGAACGCGACCCTCTGGCGGCCGGCGCGGAGTACGGGCTGGAGTGGCGCGCGGACGTTGCAGCGTTCGTCGAGCGCGAGGTGGTCGAGGCCGCCGTTATGCGAGGCACGTTCGAGGCCGCGCCGCGGCCCGGCGTCACCTACAAGGCGTTCTGCGACCCCGCGGGGGGCTCCGGGGGAGACTCGTTCACCCTGGCGATAGGCCACTCCGAGCCCGACGGACGCGGAGCCCTGGACGCGCTCAGGGAGATCAGGCCGACCTTCCGCCCGGACCTAGCGACGAGCGAGCACGCGGCGCTGCTGAAGGCATACAAGATACAGGTGGTCCGCGGGGATCACTACGCGGGCGACTGGCCGGCGGACGAGTTCCGTAAGAATGGGATCAGCTACGAGGTCTCGGAGCTAACGAAGAGCCAGATCTACGTGAACTGGCTCCCGCTGGTGAATTCGGCGCGCTGCTCGCTGCTCGACATCCCGCGCCTCGTGGCGCAGGCGTGCGGCCTGGAGCGCAGGACCTCGCGGGCGGGGCGCGACTCGATAGACCACGCGCCCGGAGGCCACGACGACGTGGTGAACGCCGCGGCGGGCTGCCTGCTCCAGGTCACGAGCCACGCGACGGTGATCAAGATAGGGGACGCCGCCATGGCGCGCGCTGCGGCGCGGCGGTATGGATAGTCTAAAATTTCATGGTCAACACGTGCGAGATTAACCTGCTGATGGCTGAGTTCGCCGCGCGGGTCAAGCTCCTCGGCAGGATCGAAGCCGAGCGCCGCATTGGGCGGCCGATCGACTCGTCGTTCTACGCTGACATGTTCGTAATCGTTAGAGGGAAGAACGGCGAGATGCAGGCGATACCGATGCCCGAGTTCGACCGCTGCCTGCTCGCGCTGTGGTGAAGCCGAAGCCGGACGACGACGTCTACTGGCACGGCGAGCCGGAGTCACCGCAGCCCGAACCGGAGTACGATCCGGGCTGCTCGTGGGTACTGATAATCCTAGTACTGGGTCTCGGACTTGCCGGCGCGGTCGGCGCAATATGGGGTGGCAAGTAACGTGCAAGTAGAGCTGAAGTAAAGGTCAAGTGTTACAGAACCTCCGCACCGACGGCATCGTTCCCACGCTCGGCCTCCTACCGGAGCAGGTCGCGGAGCTGACCGCTTACCTGACTGAGCGCCCCTGCTATCAGGGCCACGTGCGCGTCTACGGCGACCGCGTGCCGCGCCCGCACGGCCACCCGGACCTCGGCCCGGTCTTCTGCCACGCAATGGCCGACGTGCTCTCCGCTCCTCACTTCTGGGAGCTGGCGCTGCGGACGGCGCCGGTCGCGCGGATATATCTCGGCGCCGCGGCCCACATGTACTCGGTCAACGCCTTCTGGGCGAGACCGTGGCCCGGCGAGCCGACGCACGACCTGCAGACCTGGCACCGCGACGGCGACGACGTGCGCTTTCTCGCGCTGTTCGCGTACGGGACGGACGTGCTCTCGTCTGAGGACGGTCCCCACCGCTTCGTTCTCGGGTCGCACGAGGACTGCGTCGAGCTTGACCGGCGCGCCACGATGTACGGCCCGGCGGGCACCGCCTTCCTGGCGGATACGCGCGGTCTGCACATGGGAGAGCGCCCCCGCGCCGGCTGCCGGTTGCTGCTCTGGGCGCGCTGGGGGGTGAGCGAGCGGCCCGTGACCTACGACGTGGACGAGCTTGCACCCGTTCCGGCCGCGCTACTGGGCGACCGTTACCCCTCGGACCCGGCCTCGCGCGCGGCGGTGAGGCTGGTGGCGGCGTGATCGACGAACCGCAACCGGCGGGAGTCACGGTCAGCGCCTCCGCACTTCAGGCCGCGAAGTCGCGTAACGCCCCGCGCAAGTTCTCGTTCGAGCTGCCCCGCGCGCCGCACTGGCTGAAGGACTACGACGTCCCGGAGATGGCCGCGGACGACGCGCTGACCTCGGCGCTGACCTGGACCAACGCAGCGATACTCGGCGCGTTCGCCGAGGGCACGACCTTCCTGGGTTATGCGGAGCTGGCTACGCTGGCCCAGCGAGCCGAGTATCGGGTGATCTCGGAGACCATCGCGTCCGAGATGACGCGCGAGTGGATCGAGTTCAAGTCGATCGGCGAGAAGGACGGTACCTCGCGCATCCGCGAGCTAACTGACTTCATGACAACGCTGGCAATTCGCGCCGGGTTCCAGGGCGCGTCGCTCAACGACGGACTGTTCGGCCGCGGCCACCTGTTCCTGGATACAGGCGACTGGGAGAAGGACCCGGCCGAGCTGAAGACGCCACTGGGCGACGGGCGCAACAAGCTCAGCAAGATGAAGGTCAACCGGGCGCACCCGCTCCTCGGCGTCAGAACCATCGAGCCGGTGTGGTGCTACCCGACGAACTACAACGCAAATAACCCGCTGGCGCCGGACTGGTACAAGCCGACCAACTGGTACGTCATGGCCAGCCAGGTCCACGTCTCGCGGTTGCTACAGTTTATCGGCCGCCCGGTGCCGGACCTGCTGAAGCCGGCGTACTCGTTCGGCGGCCTGAGCATGACGCAGATGGCCAAGCCGTACGTCGACAACTGGCTGCGGACACGTCAGGCGGTCGCCGACGCGGTCCTGAAGTATTCGGCGAACGTCTACAAGTCGCCGAACCTGATGGGCGCGAGCCTGTCCGCCGGTGGTGACGAGTTCTTCCGCCGCGTCGACTTCATGAACATGGTGCGGAACAACTCCGGCACCATCGTCCTGGGTACCGATGAGGAGTGGCTGAACGTCAGCATGCCGCTCTCCGGCCTGGACGCACTGCAGGGTCAGGCTCAGGAGCACATGGCGTCGGTGGCGCGCATCCCGATCGTTAAGCTGTTGGGCATACAGCCCGCCGGGCTGAACGCGTCGAGCGAGGGCGAGATTCGCTCGTTCTACGACTGGATCGCCGCATTCCAGGAGGCGCTGTTCCGCGAGCCGCTGACCACCGTTGTGCACTTCTGCATGCTGTCGCTGTGGGACGAGATCGACGAGGACATCACGTTTGACTTCGTCGATCTGTGGCAGCTCGACCAGGCAGCCAAGGCCGCGCTCCAGAAGACCCGGGCCGACACGCGCGAGGTCGATATCGCGGCCGGCGTGATCACCCCCGAGGAGGCGCGCAAGGCCGCCGCGGCGGACCCGGACAGCCAGTACCGCGGGCTCGACCTCGCGGCCACACCAGCACCCCCGCCACCGGAGGAAGAGGGCGGAGAAGCGGGAGACCCGCTGAAGCCTGCCGGTTCAAACCGCGACCTCGCGGGCGGGATCATGAGCCACGCGCTCAGCCACGGCGAGGGCGGTTTCTCGGGGGACTCCTCCTTTGAGGAGAACGAAGCTCTCACCTCTAAGCCCTCCGTCGAGTTCGAGCACCCCGCGCGCGGTCCGCACCACTGCGGCGAGTGCGAGCACTTCCGCGCCCCGCTGGCGTGCGCCAGGGTCGCCGGCCGCGTCGAGCAGGAGGACTGGTGTCGCCTGTTCTACGCCGTACCTGAGCTGGCCGAGGCGGCGGAATGAAGTGGTCACGCTGGCGAGGGGTCCGCATAGAGCAGAAGCTCGACGCGATCTTCGCCGCCGTCGCGAACATTGCCGCAATCGTCTCCAAGACGCAACAGAACCAGGAGCATACGATCATGCCGACAATCGCCGATATCGCTGCTGCCGACGCCCAGATGAAGGGCGAGCTGGACACGATCACGACCGGCGTCACGAATCTCGTCGCAGCGAACGCCAAGCTGGCGACCGACCTGGCCGCCGCGATCGCCGCGAACGACCCCGCAGCGCTGCAGGCGGTGCTGGACGCGGCGAACGCGAACGTGGCCGAGGGCCAGGCGATCGTCGGGAAGCTGCCGACTCCGACGCCGTGAGCTTCCAGATCAGCCTCCACGAGCGAACCAAGGCGGACGCGACCGCCGCGGTGACGGCGGCTGGTCTCCCCGGGCCGGTCCGGGACTTTCTTTACAGTGCGATCACGAACCTGGACCCCGGAGGAGGCCCGTACTCGATCATCGTCGAGGTCTCCGGGCACCTGGACCAGATGAACGACATCTCCTCAAGCGGCAGCAGCGCGACGTTCTCGGTGCGCAGGAGTTTTCCCCTCCCGTGAGGTACGGCTGGCACGACGACCACCGCAGCCGAGATGGCACGCCGGAATATCTGCCTGCCATACAGCAGGTCTGGGAAGAGTTCTGCGGTATCGCCGAGGAGATTGGCCGGCGATGCCTGATCGGGGGAACGGCCCTCCAACTCGGCCTGGGGCCGTGCGACACGAGCCACGCCCTCTGGCAGGCGTACTTCAGCCACGTCGTCTCGATCGACTACCGCGCATGTCTGGTGGGCTTCAGGCCGCCGTTGCCGGGTCTCGACACCGGCAGCTCCGAGGCCCTGATGCTCGCCCGCGGGCACGCGCCGTACTCGTTCATCTTCGTCGACGCTGGTCACTCGTACGAGGACGTCCGGCGCGACCACGCCGCCTACGGCCCGCTGCTGCGGCCTGGCGGTCTGATCGCATTTCACGACGCGCTGCCGCGGGCACGCTACCCGGAGGTCGAGGTCTGGCGGTACGTCAAGGACCTGCCCGGCGTTCGCTTCGTGGGCCACGAGGTCGGAGTGGCGCTGCTGTGACGCGCCTGGTCTGTCTCGGCGGCACGGGCGACGCGTACCTCGTCGCCTCGCTCGCGGGTGCCTACGCGAAACACTACGGGCACCCCCCGCTCCTCGTCGTGAAGAGCCACCACGCGACGATCGCCGAGATGTTCGGCGTGCAGTTCGAGGTCGACGACGCACTGGTCTCCGAGGCCGAGACGAACCTGGACTTCCAGCGCGACTACGACAACCGGCCGGATGGCGAGGTCTTCTACGCCCACCCATGCTTCCGCGGCGGTCGGCTCGACGACCTGACTGTGCGTCCTGGTTTCCCGAGTCAGGCGGACATGTACCGCTCGATGATGGGTCTCTCGCTCGACGCGCCGATGGCGCAGCCGGCGCTGCCGGATACGACGCGCCACGGCAGCCGCGCGATCCTCGTACCGGAGGCCGGGTCCTGGCCGAACGACCAGCCGGCGTTCTGGCTGATGCTGGCGAATGCGCTGCGCGACGCCGGCTGGCAGGTCGTGGTGAACGACCCGACGTGGTCCCTCGCGCAGCTTCTCGCGGAGTGCGCCCACGCCGCGCTGGTCTGCGGCCCGCAGTGCGGCGTAATGTCGATCCTCTGCGCCGCTGAGTTCCCCTGTGCCAAGGCGCTGCTGACCCCGTCGATAGACGACGGCCCGGGCTTCCCGGTGGGTCAACAGCGCCTGCGGCGGACTTACCCCTACGCTCGCGTGACGCGATTCATGGGTCGCGACTACCGCGTACTGGAGCGTCGAATAACGAGCGACAACCACGTTGAGGTCGCCGCGTCGGTGCTCCGGTACGCCGCGGCCGGACCGTACGACCCGCGCCCGGCGATCACAGTCGCAGTCGAGCTTACCCCGGGCGACTTCCTGGACCGCATGGCGGTACTGGAGGTCAAGATGCGCCGGTTCCCGCCGGACCGGCGCGCGCAGGTCGAGACCGAGTACTGGCGCTCTCGCGAGGTGCTCGCGTCGTTGACCCTGCCGACAGCGGCATGCGAGGCGTACAACGACCTGGTCGCGCTCCACGAGTCGTCGTTCGACGACATAGAGCGCACGGTGCGCGCGTCGGCGGCCGACCCGGTAGTCGCGGCGAACCACCTGCGGGTGATGCTGAAGACGCGCGCCGACCTCGCGTGCGGTTCGCCGTTCACCGAGGTCAAGAGTTACTGGGACTAATAGCGTGCCCTGCGTCTGCCAGATTTGCGGGACGCGATTCGACCGACTGCCGCTGATTCGATACGGCGAGTTGGCAGCCCTCACCTGCGAAGACTGCGGTGGTTTTCTCTGCCCGCACTGCCGGAGCCACGCCGTGTGGTTCGTTCAGGAGGGCATCGTCCTGGTTTCGCCGCAGTACGCCGCCATTGTGCGGGCTGCCCAGGTCTCGGGGAACGCGTGAGCGCGCTAGCCCTCGACCGCGTCGCCGAGACCCGCGCCGAGCGCCTGAGCTGGGCCACGACCCGCGCCACCGAGCGCGAATACGTCGCCCGCCTGAGGCAGATCGCGCGCCACATCGGCGACCTGGTGAACGGCGTCTACGACGGGACGGCCGCCTCGACGCATACGGTCGCGGCGGCGCTCCAGCGCTACGCGGACACTATCAGCCCCTGGGCCGAGGCCACGGCGCGCCGCATGCTGCAGGATGCCCAGCGCCGCGACGAACGCACGTGGGTACGCCACGCGAACCGGATCAGTCGATTGCTCGGCGCGGAGGTGCGTCGCGCCCCGGTCGCTGCGGTCATAGACGCCATGGTCCGCGAGCAGGTCGGGCTGATACGCTCCCTGCCGCTCGAGGCGGCGCAGCGAGTTCAGGATCTCGCGCTTGAGGGTGTGGTGCGCGGCCGGCGGTGGACCGAGGTCGAGAGCATGATCCTCGACACGCACCAGGTAACGCGCAGCCGCGCAACGCTGATCGCGCGGACCGAGTCCTCCCGGGCGCGCACCGCGATCAGCGCCGCCCGGGCGCAGTACGTGGGGTCCGAGGGCTACATCTGGCGTACCGCGCGGGACGCGGACGTGCGTCGGTTCCACAAGCGGCTTGAGGGCACGTTTCACCGTTGGGACGACCCGCCCATCGCCGAGGTCGACGGGAAGCGGCACCATCCTGGGGAGTTCCCAAACTGCCGGTGCTGGACCGAGCCGACTCTGCCGCACGATATCGTTTGAAGTAGGAGCCGCGATGGCCAACGAGGCAACCATTAAGCAGGAGCACGACGCGCGCGAGGCCGGGCACGCCGAGATTAGCGCTGACGTCGTCCGTGTCCGCGATCACCTGCGCGCCAACCGCACAACCGAGCGCGAGGCTGCCGATCTGCGCGACGCGGCGGTGCGCTCCATAACCGATCACCACCTGGCGAAGAGAATACCGCAGTGAGCAGGCTCCCCCGCGGGCGTGCTGCGATATTCGCCCAGGGCGACGCGCCGCTCGATTCGGGTGTGCACCTCAATATTGCGCCACCGAAGGTCATCGCGGCAGCGTCGTACACCCTCCTGGCGGAGGACAACGGCGCGACGCTGTGCTTTACGTCGGGCAACGCAGTCACGGTCGGTATCCCGCAGGGAGTCTGGTCGGACGACTTTCAGGTCTGTCTCCTCCAGGCAGGTGCCGGCGTAGTGACCCCGTCGGGTGCTACACTGCACAATCGCCAGAGCCACACCGGAACCGCGGGCCAGTGGGCGCTCGCGGCGCTGGTCGCGGTGCCGGGCCAGCCCGAGGTCTACGTGTTCTCCGGCGATACCGCGTAGATGCTGCGACCGGGTCTAGTATCTCTGAGTTCGCCTTCCGGCGGTGGCTCCTACACCGCGAAGGCGGTGCATTTCGATGGGACGCAGCACCTCAGCACGAATAGTCTTGCTGCCACTGACAACACCTTCATGTCGGGGGCATTCTGGTTTAATCTTCCTGGTTTGATATCCGACGGTGTTGTTGGCATAGTCGATCCCCAAAGCTCATATACCACTGATATTGATTTTGGTAATTCGAGTGGGAACACCAATCTCAATATTAACCTACAAAATATCGACACAAGTCTAACTTTTTCAATTAGAATACACGGTCCCATTATTTCATTAGATGCGTGGCATTTTGTTATATTCAGCGGTGATACATCGACGGGTACGGGAAAGGTTTATCTTGATGGAATTGATGTTACTACTCTCGGCAACTATACTGTGCCATTCACGATGAGCTTTAACGGACTTCCATTCTTCGTTGGTGATGACGGCGCAAGCGATCCGGTTATCGGAGATATAGCGGACTTGAGGCTGGCACCGGGGCAATCTTGGCTGACTGCCGGTGATATATCGCCTGACACCTTAGCCCTATTCCAAGACCCAATTACGATGAAACCCGTAGACCCAGCAATAGCTACTGCCGCGCTCGGCCCGCCGGCAATTCTGTTCTCCGGTGACGCTTCGGCTTTCGGGCAACCCAACCTCGGTACGGGTGGTGCGTTTACTTTGACTGGTGTGTTGACTAATGCCAGCTCCAGTCCCAGCGACTAAACGGAAAGGAAGAAATGCCCGCTGTCTCCGAAGCCCAGCGCCGCGCGATGTTCGCGGCGGCCGAAGGTAAGTCGAACCTGGGTATTCCCGCGTCTGTTGGCCGAGAGTTCTCCGAGGCCGACCCGGGCGGCAAGCTGCCGGCGCGTGCCCGGGACCTCTCCCCGAGCAAGTGGTCCATGCTGCGCCGCCTCTTCGGCGAGTGGATCAGCGAGGAGCAGGCCGAGCCGGAGCACGCGGGTGAGGACGAAGTAAAACACGATCCAGCGACAGGTCAGTTTACCGGCGGCGCGACGTACGCCAGGGCGCACAAGATGGCCCAGGGCCACGGGTTCAAGTACACTGGCGAGAACGATAAGGGCAGTCATACCTACAGCCACCCCTCCGGTGCGACTCTACATTACAGGAAGGGGAGCGGTATTGGCCGCGCGAGCGGTGGCGGATATTTGGCAACCGTCCAGACCGGACCGAACTCTTCGAAGACGGAGCATCACCCGACGTGGCCGGAGAACGCGGTTCGCACTGCCATTAGGAAGTCTGGAGTTCAACAGGCCAAGGACGAGATGGAGACTGCTCCCAACTCCGGCATCCCACTAGCCGCATCCTCCGCCCCGAAGGGCCGCGCCGCGAGCGTCCTGTTCACCGCTCCGTCCGGCCGGTGCCTGTTCGTCAAGCGCGCCGCCGATGAGGAGAACTACCCCGACACGTGGGCGCTGCCCGGCGGCAAGGCGGACGACGACGAGGACTTCGGCGACTGCGCCGCGCGCGAGGCCGGCGAGGAGACTGGCCGCGACTGCGCGCTCGACATGTTCCACGAGGTTGACCGCAAGCGCACTCCCTACGGGTGGGACCACGTGACCTATCTCGCGCCGGTCGACGAAGAGTTCGAGCCGACCCTGAACGGGGAACATTCGGAGCACGCCTGGGCGCCGTGGAACAGCCCCCCTGGACCACTGCACCCGGGCGTCGCCGCCACGCTGGCGTCGCTGGGCGAGCGCCGCGCGGCCGAGGAGGATCAGGCCGACGACGTGGCGTGGCGCACCGAGCACGGCGCGGAGGAGCCGGACGTGCGGCTGACCACGCTGCTGCCGCTTGCGACGCGCGAACTTCACAGCCCCGACAGCCCGAGCCAGGGAAAGGGAGCCGCCGACATGGCACCGCAGAAGTGGTCCCTGCTCCGCCGGCTGTTCGGCGAGTGGCTGACCGAGGAGGAGCGCGAGCCGGAGCACGTGGGGGAAGATGAAATTAAGCACGATCCTGCAACGGGCCAGTTTACGAAGGGTCAGTCTAACGCCCACAAGCGATTGATTCGCCAGGGGATGGAGCATAAGGGTACTACGTCAGAAGGACATCAGGTTTACGAGCATCCCGATCGTGATGAGCAAGTGCGCGTAAAGCCCAATGGTTCAGCTTATGGGCGTGGACCAAAGACGACGAAGGATGAGTCCTTCGAGAAGGTCGAGCACTCGCTCGCCCACAAGAAGGGCGTGCACGACCCGAAGGCGCTGGCCGCGTGGATCGGCCGTGAGCACGGCAAGATCCCGGGGAAGGACACCCACCTCGCCGGCGACCGCACCCTCCCGCTCATGTCCCAGGACGCCAGCGGCGCGTGGGCGTACGACTCCGCCCTGCTGCTGGCCTCCGCCCGGCGGGCCAGGGCACGTGGCCGCGCCGACCTTGCCCGCCGGGCGGAGACTATCCACGTGCGGGAGTTCGAGCGCGGCGCCGTGGAGCTAGCCGACCGGTGAGGACGCGCACCTACGCCTTCGACGCCAGCTCCGTCCGCCGCAAGGACGCCGACGGTCGCCTCCACGTCGAGACCGCGCATATCTCCGCCGCGAACGTGTGCCCGTACTACGGCCGCGAGATCCCGGACTGGAAGGAACTCAACCTCGACCCGGAGAAGCTCTACTACCTCTACCGCGACCCGGAGGAGCTGGAGAAGGCCGCGCCAACGTTCAACAACATGCCGATCCTCGACCGGCACGAGCCGATTACGGCCGAGACGCACGAGCCGGAC